ATTACAAATATCAGCCAAGCAACAATTATTAGCAATATGTTTGCTGGTTGTACCAAACTAGTTGATGTTCCAAACTATAACACTTCAAATGCAACAAATATGAGTAGTATGTTTGATGGTTGTTCTTCGTTAGAAACTGCACCACAATTAGATACAAGCAAAGTAACTAATATGGCAAACATGTATAATTATTGTTCCGAATTGAAAAATGTTCCACAATATAATTTTGAAAGTGCAACATCAATGACAAATATGTTCCGTTATTGTAACAAATTGACAGACCAAAGCATAGATAACATACTTGCTTCTTGTATTGGAGCTGTAAATTATGCTGATACAAAAACATTAAGGAGAATTGGAATTATAAGTTACTCTAGCAGTCGTATCCAAGCATTACCACATTATCAAGCTTTTGTAAATGCAGGTTGGAGTTTATAAGTAAAAGTGCGTGATATAACAAAACTAATGATATTAAAATACAACCTTTTAGAACTCAAATACGATTTTATGGGGTATGAGTTTGATAAAGAAAAAGAGTTATCTTTTCATCATTTGATAGTACCCCATAGAATCTGTCAAATAAAGAATATTCCTGAAGATGGATATGTAGAGTGGAATGGTGCGATATTAAAACAAAGCACAGCACATAACTATTTACATATTATTGAAAGATATGACAGAGATATGTTTGATGCTATTACTTATGAAATGGCACAAGAAAATGAAAAAGGGTATTTGGATTTAAAAAATATATTATACATAGATGACATACTTAAATGTTTTGAAAGAGAATATAGTGGTGCTAGAACCAAAAACGGTAAACCACTTATAAAAGAAGAATATACACGAAGAAGAATAAGGAGGTAAGAAAATGACAGAAGGAATAATTGTAGCTTTAATATCAGGAGGATTGACATTAACAGGAGTTCTTATCTCTAATTCTAGAAGCCAAGCAGTAACGGATACTAAACTAGAAGAACTTACAAGAGAAGTAAGAGAACATAACAATTTTGCAAAAAGAATGCCAGTAGTAGAGGAACAAATTAAAGTGATAAATCATAGATTAGATGACTTAGAAAATGGGAGGTAATCGTATGAAAAAAATAACTGAAAATACAATAAAAAGAGCTATAAGGACGTTTTTTCAAGCGTTCTTCGGCTCATTCATAACTGCAGGCACAGGTGTAATGTGGTATGAAGTAAATATAAAAGAAGCAATAATTGGAGTGTTTATGACAAGCATATTTGCTGGACTTTCTGCAGTATGTATGAATTTAGAAGATAGGGAGGCTAACTAATATGTTAAGTATAAAAGAAAGACAAAAAATGCTAAAAGAACTTGGCTATTACAGTGGCAAAATTGACGGTATTGAAGGCAAAAGCACAAAAGCTGGATATAAATCATTACAAAATAAATATTTTATAAGAAAAAAAGATAAAGATGGTGTTTATGGCGCTGATACCGAAAAACTACTTATGTGTGCATATAGAGTAAAACTATACACTAAAAACTTTAAATTAGAAGAATTTAGATGTGAATGTGGCGGTAAATGGTGCACAGGTTATCCAGCTACACTACGAGTTAGTTTATTAAAATATGCACAAAAATTACGAAATAGATATGGTGCTATGATAGTAACAAGTGGTTTAAGATGCGAAAAGTTTAATGCAAGTATTGGAGGTATAAGAGGTTCAAAGCATACACAAGGTAAAGCAATAGACTTTTATAACAATAAAACAAAATCGTTAGCAGATAGAAAGAAGATCATAGACTGGTATGCAAACAATTGCTTAAATATGAATTATTGCTATTGTAACGGATATGCTAGATTTAAAGTAAGAAAAGAATATCCGTCAGTTTCAACAATGGGTACTTCAATACATTTTGATGTAAAATAAAAAAACGCACAATATTTTTTAAAAAACAGTGCATTCTTCGACATAAAACGACATTATTCGACAATATATTGTGATAATATAAGCGCTACTTCCTGAAAAGGAAGGTATCGTTTATTTCATATTTCAAAGACAGGTCACCCCTGTCTCTTTTTTTATTTGTAACTTTTACCAAATATTTCCAAAAAATCTAAATTAGGATATGCTTTCTCAAACATTTCTTGACATTTCACTTTCCATATTATAGATAACACACTATCTCTGTGTATCTTAATATGACATTGATAACACAAAGGTATAACACATCCATATTTAATAGATAATTGCCTTTTTCCTGTTCCATAAAATACCTCGTGCAAATTAGCCCTTTTTTTGCCACATACAACGCATTTATCTAGGTTAGTGGTAATTATACTAAATCTTTCTTTTTCGGCTTTAGCGAGCGAATATGTGCGTTTCTTGATAGGTTTATACTCTTTATATTCTTTATATCCGCAATTTATACAATCATTAAAAGATATTTCTTGTTTTAGTATAGAACAATAGTAATATTTTTTATATTTTTTACTTCTTATTTTTAAATGTTTACATTTCATAATTTTACTCCCTTTACACTATTATAACACTAAAATTAAAAAAACATAAAAAAAGTATTTACTTTATACTTGAATCATGTTATATTCATATTAGGTTAAGGGGTAAAACTCATAACCAAATAGAAAAAAGAAATGATAATTTTAAATAGGAGGTGAAAAAAATGTTGCATATAGCATTGAGCGAAGAATTAAAACAGCAACTAAAAGAACAAGCAACAAGAATTGGGTTGTCTTTGAATGCTTATATAAGAATGATATTAATTGAAACAATTGATAAAAAGAATAAGGAGGTATAAAAAATGAAAAGAATAGTAAGTGATCTAGTAATAGCAGGAGTGGTATTTGCTTTGTTTATAGGGGTATTACTATTAAGCAATTATATACATTACGGAACATTTCTATTTTAAGGCACAAAAAAAGAAGATTTAGAATACGCCGAAAATCTTCCTAGCAAATATAAATACAATTTAGAACTATAACATAAAGGCGTAAATTTGTCAAGTATAGGAGGCAATATGAACGAAATCAATAGTTTTACATTTTATAGGAATTATTATGACATTTATAAATATCTAAAAGATGAAGACAAATTATTAATGATTAATGCAATATTTGAATACATCTTTGAAGATAAAGAGCCTTCTTTAAGTGGTTTAAATCTAGGCATATGGAATAATATAAAAATGCCTTTAAATACAACAAAAACAAACATTATAAATGGCAAAAAAGGTGGAAGACCAAAAACCCAAAGCAAAACCGAAGAAAAACCCAAAGCAAAACCGAATGCCAAACCGAAAGTGAAAGCAAATAATATTTCTAATTTCTTATTTCTATTTTCTAATATTAATATTAATAATAATAATAGAAATAATATAGATAGTTTATTAAAAGAATATTTAGAAATAAGAATAAAAAATAAATATATATTATCTGAAACTGTAGTAAAGAGATTGGTAAACAAATTAAATGAATATGGCAAGACTGATGAAGAAAAAATAGAAATATTAGAAAAAGCCATAAATGGTGGGTGGAAAGATTTTTATCCATTAAAAAAGACTAACGAAAAGAAATCTATAGAGGAAATAGTAGAGGAGGCAAGGATAAAGTATGACCTTAACTAAAACTAAAGAAGTGCTTGAAAATATAAAAGCACACTATCAAAGTTTTTCTATAACTGAAAATGTTGTAAAAGAATGGTACAAAGTTTTAATTGATTATGACTTTACCGATGTAATAGAAAGTTTAGTAGATCATTTAGAAAGTGATGAATATAAAGAAGTACCACAAGTTTATAGATTAGTTAAATATTTAAAAACAGAAGAAGAAAAACAAAATCAAAAAGAAAACAATATGAAATACAAAGTATGTTGCAACTTATGTGAAGAGTGGATGGGTATGCATGAATATGAAGATCACTATGGAAGGTGTTTAGATATTGAATATTTAGTAGGAGCATCACAAAGACTAGGGAAGCCAATGACACGAAGAGAGTTAAGTAAGTTATCACAAAATCAAATACAAGCATTATACGATAAATATCCTGCAAGAATAAATAAGAATAGGGGAGTTGTAAAAATATGAATAAATTAAGTCAAAAAGAAATGGTATTAAGACATTTAGAAGACTTTGGAAACATAACAACTTGGGAAGCATACAAAGATTACGGAATAACAAGATTATCAGACAGGATTTATACATTAAGAAAAGTATATAACATTCAGGATGAATGGGAAGAAGGCATTAATAGATACGGCACAAAAATAAGATGGAAAAAATATATATTAGAAGGGATTAAATAAAGGAGTGAAGCAAATATGAAATACGAAGATATTAAAAAAGCAAATGAAACAATTATGACAATTGATGTTAAGGGTAAACCTTACGCAGAAGTAAATCAAAGAATAAAAGCATTTAGAATGATATATCCACAAGGATTTATTGAAACAGAAATGATTAGCAATCAAGATGGTGTATGTGTATTCCAAGCAATAGTAGGTAATGACGACAAAATATTAGGATCAGGACATGCTTACGAAAAAGAAAATAGTACATTCATAAATAAAACAAGTTACATAGAAAACTGTGAAACAAGTGCAGTAGGAAGGGCTTTAGCTATGGCAGGATTTGGAATCGACACATCAATAGCTAGCGCAGAAGAAGTACAAAACGCAATAACTAATCAAAACATAGACAAGGTGTTCCAATTACAAGATGAAATGCAAAAACTAATGGGAGAACTTGAAAAAAAGGATGAAAACTTTGACCGTGAAGTAGTTTATAACACATATGGAAACGAAAAGAATTGGACATTAAAAACATACAAAGAAATAATTGAAACGTTAAAAATAAAATTAAAGGGGTGTAAATAATGAGAGATATTTTAGTGGATATAAGAGGAGAAAAAGATAGTTTAAAAAAAGAATTTCACAACAAAGATTTAGTGTCAGTACAAGAATTAGTAAATTTGATATATGACCTTAAATATGAAGTAGAAGAAACAAAAGAATACTACGAAGATAAGATAAAAAGAAGAGAAGAATTTATAAAGGACAACTATAAACAAATAACACCAAGTGAAATGTGGGGAGGCGTTAATTAATGATATCAGGCACAATAATGAATTTAATATTTTGCATGATAATGCTTAACTTGATACTTTTAGCTATAGTAATGATAACTAGTATTAAAGCATTAAAACAATATAAGAATTACATAGATGAAAAAGAAATAAAAGAAACAATGGATAAAGTTATGGAAGAAATAGAGGTGTTATAAATGAGTGATAAAGAAATACAAGAAGCATATGAAAGAGCAGAAAGAAACTACGAAATGCTAAAAGACAGAGTACACGAACAATACTTTGAAATAGAAAGTTTGAAACTAAAAATAGAAAAAGCATTAAAATATGCAGAAGAAAATTGTGACGCAGATAATAGATTGCAACTAAAAAAAATACTTAAAGGAGAATAGATTATGAATATACAAACAGATAAAATGCAAATGATATTTAGAAACGATTATGAAAATGGGAATGTATCTTATGTAATGGGAATAAGCAAGAAAAAACAAGATGGATCATATGACAATGCTTATATACCCGTTCAATTTAAAAAAGAAGTGTCACTAGAAAATCAAACAAATATATATATAAAAAAAGCGTGGCTATCATTTTATAAAAACAAAGAAGGCAAACCTGTATTTTACATATTCATAAGTGAGTTTAACACAGTGCATGAAGAAGCAAATGGTTATAAAAATGGAAGCATAAAGACTGAAACAAATGCTTTAGAAAGTTTAGGTTTAACGATTGATGATTCTGAACTTCCATTTTGAAAGGTTTATATGGATAGAAGAAGAAAACAAATAGAACTATATAGAAAGGCAAAAAAGTTAAGAGAAGTAAAGTTTGATGTTACAAAGAAAGATATTGAACACGGTAAAGCACTTAATAAATTACAAGATGATTTATATAAAAAATACAAGTTTTATCAGCAAGTAAACAATGCTATTGCTAGGAGGTAATATATGGACTTATATAACGAACTCCAAATAAAGATAAAAGAACTAAATACAAGTATAAAACAATTGCGACATTCAGGAACGGATTATGCAGAAGCAGAAAGGTCTTATAAAGTATGTTTAAGACAAGAAGCATTAAAACTACGAAGTGAAAAAGATATGCCAGTTACTTTGATTCAACAAGTAGTATATGGTGTCCCTGAAGTTGCAGAAAAAAGATTTTTAAGAGATGTAGCAGAAGCGGTATATGTGGCTAACAAAGAAGCAATTGCAAGTATAAAATTACAAATCAAAATAATCGAAAACCAAATAAATAGAGAATTTGGTATGGAAGGAAAACAAATATAATGGAAAGAATATGGAAATGTAAGGAACTGAAGGGGTGGTCGATTAAAAACACCTCACCCCTTTATTTATCCATAACTATAACCAACACTATTTTCATATAACCTCTTATACTTATTTATCCTGTGTGCTTTGGTGTTTTCTGACAGGTTTAAGAGAGCAAGCGGGGTTTTGGTTGAAAATAAAAAAATAAGGAGAAATAAAAATGATTGAAAAAATAAAGAATAATATAATAGCAGAAAATCACAGATTAAAAGCTAGAGTAAATACTCTTGAAATAGACAATGAATTATTAAGTGATAAGAGAATAGATGAATTATTAAAAGCATTAGCTAAAAAAGATTATAACGAAAAACTAGAAGAAGAAAATACAAAACTAAAAATAAGAAATCAACAATTAAGAGAAGTAATAAAGGAACTAACTAATGGTAAAACACACAAGTCATAAAGGATACATATATGTACCAATAGAATATATAGAAGAAATAGCAAGGTTAAGAGAAAAGATGAGAAAAAGCAAAGGAGAATAAGTATGAGCTATATACTTTTTATGAGTAAAGAAGATATTTATATGCACGATTATTTAGAATTTAAAAAATTAAAATTTTGGAAAGATAGAGATTTAAGACATTTAAGAAAACTTTTAAATAAAAGATATGAGTATAGATATGCTTTATTGCCAAATTCTTTAGATATGCAAATAGAATTACAAAAAAGGTTAGTTGAATTAAACAGAAATATTGAAGTTGGAACTTTAGGAAAAGTTTTAAACAAAATGTGTTAATAATTTAGAAAGCAAAGGTGAGTAATAATGAAAGATGAAATAATAAAATCTTTTTTATCAAAAACAATTCAAGTATGTGATAGATGTGGAAAAGTAGATATAAATACTTATGCAAGATATAAATTAGAAGATGATAAATATGTTTTAAATGGTATTTATAGTAAGTGTCAGCATTGTGAAAAAATAAAAGAATTTACGAAAGATGAAATAAAGCAAGAATTAGGTGGATATTTGTTATGAAAGATGAAATAAACTTAATATTAACAAAATTAAAATTAGTAAGCGAAATTGAAGAAAGCGGTGCTTATATTTGTGATAAAGAACACAGTAAGATTTTGTATGACTACATAACTAATTTACAAAAAGATAGAGATGATTTAGACGATTATAATAGGCATTTACATACCAAATTAACTAATTTACAAACAATAGAAAGAGAATATAGTTCTTTATTAAGTGAAAATGTAGAATTGGAAAATAAGATAACTAATTTACAAGAAGAAAATGAGAAGAGCAAAGAATATAGTGAGTTTTATAAAGATATGAGTGACAAATGGAAAGAATTGTCAGGTGTCTTTAAAAAAAGTTGTGAAGATTACAAAACAAGAAATGAGAAAGCAATAGAATATATAACTACCGAACAATTATATACTAATTATCAATGGGGAAAATCACAATATGTAAAAATACTAAAAGATTTATTAAACATATTACAAGGTGAACAAAATGAGTGAAGAAATATGGAATGACATTCCTGTTGCTAATGGATACCAAGCAAGTAATCTAGGGAGAATAAAGAGCAAAAAAACTGGTAGAGTATGTATGCAACAAGTAAATCCAAATGGTTATTATCAAATAGTACTTTTCATGGGCAATAAAAGAAACAAAACATTTAAAGTTCATAGATTAATTGCTGAAGCATTTTTGAAAAATCCAAACGATTATAAAACAGTAAATCATATCAATGGAGACAAATTAGATAATAGACCGTGTAATTTAGAATGGTGTTCACAAGCATATAATTTAAGACACGCATATAGAACAGGTTTAAAAAATAACAATCACTTAAATAAGAAGATATTTCAATATGATTTAGATGATAACTTGATAAAAGTTTGGAATAGTCAAAAGGAAATCATTGATACTCTAGGATATACACAAAGTGTGATTAGTCATTGTTGCAGAGGCAAAACAAAAAGTGCTTATGGTTATAAATGGAAATATTTTGAAGAAAAGAGTGATGAATAGTGAATATAGGAGAAATAAATGGATTGCAAGTTGCAGTATCTCCTGAAGTATACGAAGAAATAAGAAAACAAAAAATAATTGAAGAAAATAAAATATTAAAAGAACTACAACAAGAACTAGAAAGATATAAAAATATTGTAGATGAGTTAGAACGTTGGTTAGAAGATAATATTGAATATGGTGATGATGATTATTATGATATGAAAGCAATGGGTGTTGAATCAGCATTAAATAAACTAAAAGAACTAAAAGGAGAATAATATATGACGAATGAATTATTAGCAAGAATAGATTTACTAGAACAAGAGAACAAAGAATTGAAACAACAATGTGAAACATACAGCAAAAGTATATATCGTTTAGAACAAGTAATAAACAACATACATAACTACATAGAAAAAATGAGTTATTGTGATATAGTAGACAATCCAAAAAAAGAACTAACAAGGATATTAGAAAGGAAAAACAAATGACAAATCATTATAATTGTAATTACAGAGTATATGGATACACAACAGGAACAGGGTATCAATTAGTAAAAAAGACAAATAGTTATAGTCAAGCAATGAGTTATACAAATAGAACTGAATATTTAAAGGTGTTGATAATAAGACACAACATTGATTTGAATATGGATGAACCAATAGTATTGGAAACACCAAAAGTAAAAGTTAGGAGGAGATAGTTATGGAAGAGGGGAACAATTATACTTTATACAAACATATTTTTCCAAACGGCAAATCATATATAGGCATAACAAAACAAGACCCTGAAAAAAGATGGCGCAAAGGAGAAGGATACAATACTCAACCTAAAATATATGAAGCAATAAAAAAATATGGATGGCACAGTATCACTCATCTTATTATTGCTAAAAATTTATATAAAGATGAGGCGATAAAACTAGAAGAAGCGCTAATACTTGCTGATGATACTATAGTAAATGGGTATAATCAAAGTTTTGGTGGATATTCTAATGTTAGTACTCAAACAAACAATAAATATTTCCAAATATATAATGCTTTTTTTGGAGATGGTGCTTTTGATGAATTTTTAGAAAAAACAAATAATAATGAAGATTTACTAAAACATATGATCAAATTTGCTTTGAAACAAGGAAAAATAGATAACGAAAGGCCACTACAAGCAAATATTATAGGTGATATTTACCAATTTCGTTTGTTATGTGATATGTTCTTGGCATATAGGTATTTGTATATAAATAACGGTAGCAAAAGAGCATTTCAGGTAGTAAAGGAACAAGCAAAATTGTTTGACACACCTGCTGAACTTGATTTTAGTCATATTTGGATGAAAAAACAAAAATGGTTTTTTAATCCTCATTCAAGAGCGATGGAAAGGTTCAAAGAAACATACCAACAAAAAGAAGATTTAGAATACGCCGAAAATAATCCTTTATAAATACAAAAATATATAAAAAAGGAGGCAAATATGAACAAAAAGTACGAGATCACTAAAGTTAGTACAGACAACTACATATTAAAGTACAAAGACAAATCTTTTGAGTTTAAGACAGATATAACACTAGCAAATGAAATGCAAGGAATATATAAGACAGCAAGAGTAAAAATGATTAAAGATTTAGCAAAAGATGGAATATCATTAAAAGATTTATCTATTGAGACAAAAAAAGATGGCAAAACATATGTAGATAATACTAACAGAACAGAACTTGAAAACGCCTATATTGAAGATGCTATGACAGGGTTCTTTGACAATTTATGCAAAAGCAAATTTGGTATGACACTAGCAGAATTACTTATTGATATAGGCATAGTAGAAGACACCAAAGAAGTAGAAAAGTTTGCAGCAGAACTTACATCAGCACTAACAGGAACAACTCCCAGTGGGAGATAGTTATGAGAATAACTATGCAAAAACACACAGAAACAATAAGATGGTTATATGTTTTGCATATTTAGAAGATTTAGAGCAAATGTATGCTTTCTATTGTGCAAGATATGAAAACATATCTTATGAAGAGTTTATGAAGTTAGGATTTAACGAATTTAAAATGAAACTAAATAGCTTGCCCGAATCAGAACCATTTTATAAAGTAGTAAAATCTAGATCAATAAACTTAAGCCAAATAAAAGATAAAGAAGAAAGAAGATATTGGAGAGAATTATCTCAAATAAACGCCATTCCAAGCATATATAAATCCAATGAAGAGTTAGATAGTGAACTTAAAAAAACTATCAAAAATAATAAAATTGGAGGTTAGATAATGCTTACAGAAAACTTAACGGAATATATGAAACATATAACTATAACAAATAAAGATGTATCAGAATATGTAAATGAAGAAAACGGAACTAGATATATTGTTCCAACAGGACAATTACTAGGAAAGTTAGATTATTTAGAACTTACAGAAAAAGAACTTGAACAAGCAAAATATAAATTACTAGTAGACAAACATATAGATTATAAAACAACAATGTCTACAAGACCAGTACTTAAAAGTGATATAACAGGTAAAGACAAAGATAAAAATACAATAATAGATAGCACAGTTAAAGTATATCAAGTGTGGAATGTATCAAATGGGCTTAACATTAAACAAAGTTTTGACAACAAAGAAGATGCTATAAAGTTATATGAAGAAATAAAAGAAAAGGTAATAAAGTATTATGAGTAATAGTGTAATAATAACAGCAATAATATGTATTACATTAGTAGTTATAACAATGCTAGGTAAGATAAGTAAATGAAATACGCAAATGTATTCTATGTTCCACATTTTAATGTAATAGGCGGTATAGAAACATACATATACGAACTTGTTAAAAAATACAAAGATGAAGACATAACAATAGTTTATTCTGATGATACAAGTGATAAAAAACAACTTGCTAGAATAAGAAAATATGCAAGAGTATTAAAACAACCTAATAATGCAAAAGAAAAGATAAAATGCAAAAGGTTGTTTGTAATGTATAGATGCAACTTAGATTTATTTGAAGCAGATGATGTGATTCAGATTATTCATGCAGATTACAAAGCCCAAGGATTAAAACCTAATTTAGACGAAAGAATAAACAAAGTATATGGTGTATCAAAGTCAGTAGCTAAAGCATATGAGGAAATATCAAATACAAAAACAGAAGTATGTTATAATCCAATATCAATAGAAAAACCTAAAAGAGTATTAAAGTTAATTAGTGCTACAAGATTATCAAAAGAAAAAGGGCTTAGTAGGATGAAAATTTTAGCACAAGAACTTGATAAAGCCAAAATGCCTTATATATGGCTTATATTTACAAACAAAACAGATGCAATAAACAACCCAAATGTAATATATATGAATCCACGGTTAGATATAAGAGATTACATACAAGAAGCTGATTACTTAGTGCAGTTATCAGATACAGAAGCATGGTGTTATTCAGTATTAGAGGCATTATGTTTAAATACACCAGTAATAGTAACACCAGTACCTAGTTTCAAAGAAATGGGCGTTAAAAATGGAATAAACGGCTATATACTGCCTTTTGATATGAAAGATATACCAATAAACGATATATATACAAAAGTGCCAAAAAACTTTGAGTTTGAAGCACCAAAAGACATATATGATAAGTTATTAATAAAAGGCAAAAAGACATACAACGGAGAAAAACAAGTATATATAAGAGCATTAAAGAGTTTCTATGATAGTGTAGAAGAACAACACAAGACAAAACAAAGTGATCCGTGGGAAGTATCTATATCAAGAGCAGAAGAATTAATAAATCACCCGAAAGGTGCATTAGTAGAAATAATAAAGGAGTGATAAATAATGCCTCTAACAAGAAAATGTAAGTGGTGTGATAAACCTGCTAAAAAATATTATCATAATGGAATATTTAAAAATTACCAAAAAACTTGTGGCAGCAAAGAATGTTTAAGCAAATCATATAAAGATGAGAATGTGTTAAATAGTAAAAAATATGAAAAAGAAAAAATATGTGAGATATGCAAAAACAAATATATAGCACATTCATCAAAATCAAGATGGTGCAAATCCTGTATTCCTAATAAACACGCAAGGACTATTTATGAAAGATACAATTTATTACCATATGAAGAAAAAGAACTTAAAGAAAAAAATAACGGAATATGTCCTATATGTAATAAAAGAAAAGCAAGTGCAATAGACCACGACCATAACACAGGCAAAGTTAGAGGATATATATGCAATAAATGCAATTTAGGGTTGCATTATATTGATGATAAACAATTAAAAGCAAATATGGAATCGTATTTGAAAGGAGAGATGTAGTATGCCATGGAAGAGCCAAAAGCAAAGGGCATGGGGGTACACACCCGAAGGAACAAAAGCATTAGGTGGAAAACAAGCAGTAGCAGAATGGGAAAGAGCAACAGGTAATAAAAAACTACCTAAATATGCTAAAAAGAAAAGTAAATGATAAAAGCGTTAATGGTTGGAATAATTCTTGTAATAGGATACGGAATATGTTGCCTTATGGTAGTAGAGGCAGTAGGAATAATTGTAGGGATGATAGGCGAATATTATGAAAATTATTATAAAAACTATTATAAGAACAAACAAAAAAAATAAGGAGTGATATATAGTGGCAAAAGAAGATATAGTTAAATATCAATTCGGAAACCTAACAGCAGATAAACAGCAAGAGATAACAAGCAAAGGCGGTATAGCATCAGGTAAAGCAAGAAGAGAAAAAGCATCACTAAAAAAGAGTATTAAATGGTTGTTAGAAGAATCAGATATCAGAATAACAAAAGGTCCGATATATGAAGAATATCTTAAGCAAGGTATAGATATATCAAAACTAACCCCAGCACAACTTGCCACTATAGGTTTATGGGCTGGAGCAGTAGCTAGTAAACAAGAAAACTATAAAACATTAATGGAAGCAAATGAAGAGAAAGTAGAACGCGCAGAAACTCCCGAAGTAAATATAAATATAATAGACAACTCTAATTTAGAGAAGGTACTATATGAGGAGGATAAAGAAAAATGACAAAGGAGTTATATGAAGTCTTGCACAAGATGAAAGTGAATCTTGCGTATAAACATCCAGTATCACTTAATACAAAGGAACTTTCTTTAGTAATGCGATACATACATGAACTTGAAGAAGAAATATCAGGTGGAAACGAAGATAACGATTAATGCCTTGCCACCTACAATAAACAAATACATAGGTAGGAGCAATATATGGCAGTACCAACAAGATAAGAAAGAATATCACAAAGCAGTAGTAATGAGTACTATTGGAACAAATCCTAGATATGATAAATGCAAAATAAAAGTAACATATTATTTCAAAGACAAAAGAAGACATGATCCATCTAATTATGACAAGATGTTATTAGATGGTTTAGTAGAAGCAAACATAATAAAAGATGACAACTATGATGTAATACAAGAATTTACAACACTAGGTAAATACGACAAAGATAATCCTAGAGTGGAGGTAGAAATATATGAAACGAATTAATTTTGAAAACCTTAACGAAAGAAACGATTATCAAATAGGGCAATTAATAGGAGGGATTAAAATGGAGTTCATAAAATATGGAGACAAATATGTAATAAAGAATAGTGGTGGTAAAGTAGTATCAGAAAAAGAAAAACTAAAAATGGAAAAGGATGAACTTATCTTTAAAGATATGGAATCCAATAACTGCCAAGGAGAAACTACAAAAAAGATAAAGAAGATAAATAAGAAGATAAAAGAAGCCGAAGCAAAAGATAAATCTGATGCTGAAGTTATCGAAAAAACAGATACAGCTATATAAAGACATAACAAGTCCTGATATACCGAATATAAGTGTATTAGGATCAACACAAAGTGGAAAAACTTATGATATATGTTTGGCTTTGATAGAATACGCCAAAAACCTACATAAGTACGAAAAAGAACAACGAGAAAAAGAAGACTATATACCAAGAGAATATACAGGAGCAATAGTAGGATGGACCACCGACACAGTCAAAAGTAATATAGTCGACAACTTACAAAACATATTAGATAACATATACAAGTTCAAAAACGGTAAAGATTATATAATAAAATACGGACAACAAGATAAATACTTACAAATATATGGTATGAAGTTCTATTTCTTTGGATTTAACAATAAACTATCATTCAACAAGATACTTGGTAAACCATTGATATTCTGTTGGATAGATGAAGCAGCAAGAATATATCAAGGGCAACTAATGGAATCGTTTGATGAGTTTCCAGGTAGGCAAATGTCTTATGCAGGACATCCTTATTACAAAAGAATAGATAGTTTCAATGTGGAAGGTAACGACAATCATCCATACAAGGTAAAATACATAGATAATACTGACTGGAAAAAATATGTGTTCTATCCATATGATAATCCAGTACTAGATACAGAAGAAAAGATAAAACAGGTAAAGGCATTATTTCCAAAAGGAAGTTTAAGAGAGCAAAAGATATTTAACAGGTGGGTAGTAGCAGAAGGTAAGGTCTTTAGTGATATAAACAAGATAAAGTCTTTAGAAGGATTGACAATAAGAGAAATAGGCATAGGAATAGATTATGGTTCAGTAAACCCCACAACATTTGTTCCTATAGCACTATGTTTTAATAAAAATACGAGAAGATGGCAATTAGTAAGGCTAGGGATATATTATCATGATCCTAAAGTAGAACAAGACAATCCTACAACGGAATATTACAGTCTGCAGTTAAGAATGTTCCTATTATATCTAAAAGACAAATACCCGTTAATACCTGTAACAGAAATAGTAATAGATAGTGAGGCATCTCATTTTGACAACAGACTTATAACCGATGGAATAAAACACTCTTTATCAAAAAAAGGTGCTGGCTCAGTAGATAACGGAGTACAATATATGCAGTCATTATTCTATAAAGACTATCTATACATACTAGAAGAGCCTAGTATAAGATATTTCTTACCAGATGGCAGCTATGAAGAAAGTGTGAAAGACGAAGGATTAATAGAACTTGAAAGTTATCAATACGATAAATTAAAAAGCGTTAATACAGGTATGAATTGTTATAAAAAGGATTTAGATCACTGCTTAACAGGAGAAACATTAGTATATACAGAAAATGGAATGATACCTATAGAAGAGTTAGTGGGAACAGAAGGAAAAATATATACATATGACAACAACGAAATAAAATTAGGGGAATATTACAACTGCCACAAAACATTGAAAAATGTAGATATATATGAACTAGAGTTAGACAACGGCAAAAAGATAAGGGGAACGTTCGACCACCCCATATTAACAACAAAAGGTTATAAGCCGTTGGGATTACTGACAAAAGACGATAATATAATATGCAGTAACATATAGACACGATAAGATATATTGTGATATAATATATATGGTGATACAAATGCAAATAGAATACAAAGATAATTATGCAATAATAGATGGCTTAAAGTTTAGAAAAGATAAAAAAACAGGATATTATTTATCTACATATATTGAAGGTAAAAGAATTAGATTACATAGATATATGTATGAGAAATATAAAGGAAAAATTCCTAAAGGATACCAAGTTCATCATATAGATCACAATAAAGACAATAACGACATAGAAAATTTAGTTTTATTATCAAGCAAAGAGCATAAATTGTTGCATGGCAGAGAACTAACAAAAGAACAAAGAGATTTTTACAGAAGAAATATAAACGAAAATGCAAGACCTAAAGCAATAGAGTGGCATAAAAGCAAAAAAGCAACAAAATGGCATAAAGAACACTATGAAAAGACTTTAGGTGCAAGAAAACCTATAAAGTTGGTTTGTGAGCAATGTGGCAAAACATACGAAGTAATATCAAACGGAACAAATAGATTTTGTTCTAACAAATGTAAAGCTGCTTGGAGAAGGGAAAAGGGTTTAGATGATGAAACAAGACAATGTATCGTTTGTGGCAAAGAATACAGATGTAACAAATATGCTAAAACAACAAAATGTTACAACTGCACACCCGATAGGTATAAAAAGAGTAGGAAAAGATGATGTATATAATTTAGAAGTTAAAGATACCCATAATTTTATTGCTAATGGAATAGCAGTACACAATTCAATAGATGCAACACGTTATATCCTAGAGGTATTTAAAGAAAGCAATAGGAGCCCAGTAGTATAAAAATACGCTGTAAGAAGACAAAAAGGTTCTTATGTGAGATAGACATTGAAGGTTATCTAAAACACTTAGAAGAACTAGGAATATCACAAGAAATACCACTAAAAATAACAATACCATGTAGAAGATGCCAGAAAGTAGAGATATATAATATTTACAAAGACCATTATTCCTTTGTGGAAAACGAGAACACTTGACAAAAGCAAATATATGTGTTATCTTATATTTATAGATAAATAGAAGTGCAATAATTGGGTTTCAAAACCGCATAAAGAGGCACACAATCTGGAAAGGATGTGTGTCTTTTTTGTGTTTAGAAAGATAGATAACAAATGGAAATTATATTTATTTTACAATGGAATGCTGATAAAGAAAGTAAGAATAAATAAAGAAGAAGCTCCGGCAGATAATGTGTACTTTATAAGAGTATACGGCAAGAAAAGTATGTTTGGTTCGAACGTAGTAAGTATAGCAGTAAGACCGAAAGTGCTTTTAGACAATGATGAAAAAAAGAAACGTACCTATTGGGGTGTAGTTTTTGAGAAAGGAGTAAACGTAGAATGAATGGCAAAATAAGACCTAGCAAATTGCTTCAAAGCCCATACATACAAATAAGAGCGAAAGTAACAATGCCAGGAACAACAAATGGAAAACCTAACATAAAAGAAGAACTAAAATATGTTCTTCCCCCAAGTGTTAAAAAGATTGCTAAATATATAACTAATCAAATATTTGGTAGTGATTTAGTAACACAAACAGAAGGATTAGATATTAACTGGATAATGCCTAGTTTATCAACAGCGTTAGAAGACGCAATATACGATAAAGAAGCATTTATATACATACATAAGTTTAACAACAAAGTCTATCTAGAATGTTTAAAGAAATGTGATTTACATGATTTAGTACAGAAGTACGATCAAATAATCAGTTTTAAACTATATGAAGACTTTGAGGTTAAGGATGAAAATGGCAGAGATGTAACAATGTCATTAGAACGCAAAGTAAAGATAAATGATGATGGAACTTCAACAATAGAAATGAAAGCGTTCGAAAAGAATGAAAAAGATAATGAGTGGAACAATATATCACTTGAAAGATTTAACAGAATAACTGAAAACGAATATTCACTTATTTATAACTTACCATACGAAGTGTTAGTAAATATAGATATAGGGCAAGAGTTCTTTAAAGATAGTGAAAAACTAATCAATGAAGAAATGGTTGTTTTAAACACTATGGCAGATGAAATAGAAAAAACAAAGACAAGGATAGTAACAACACAACACTATCAAAGTGGAGATATAGTTGGTAGTTGGAGTCCTAGTTCAAATATGTATGAAGTACAAACAATGAATTTAGGATCATTACAAGACTATTTCACATTACTTCCTGGAGACAGAGAACATCAAATGTTTGAATTCTTACAAGGAGATATAAGAGTAAAAGAATATGTAGATACATTCAAGTTTTATGATTATCAAATAATACAAATGGCTAATTTATCGCCAGCAACATTTGGATATGAAAAAGATGCTTATCAAAATGTAGCAAGTGTTGACTTAAATGCAAATACAACAGAAATGACTATTGAGGCAATAAAGAAACAAATAGAACCTCAAATAAATAAATTGATAGAAAACATAATTAAACTACAACAAGCAATAAATACAGATGTAAATGTTATACCAGCAGACTTGATATGGGATTATGGCTTAAATGAAAGATTTGATGATATGAAGAAGATTAAAACATTAAAACAAATACAAACAACAATGAGTGTTCCATATAGTGTAAGAGCAAAAATAATGGCTCCAATACTAAATAAATTAATAGATGAACCGGTCTACTCTGAAGAGCTATTTGAAGCATATAAAAATGAAGAGAAAGATATAAACATAACATATGAAGAAATCTGATGAGTTCATAAGAGAAAGTGTATTTAGAGTAAACCTAGATTTCCTTAAACTACAAAACAAAACAAAAGAGCTTTACTTTGAATGTTTAAACGAAGGCAGAAGTGAAGAATACTTTAACAAGAAACTAGAAGACATATGGGGAAATACAAGTTATTCATTTATGGATAGAGAAATAAACGAATATAGGGAATTAATACACGATAACAATATGCAAATATTAGAACTTGAGGAATCGGCAATACAGCCACAAACAGAAGATGAAAAAAAGGAGAAATCTTTCTTCAAAACAGCTACAAAAGTAGTAGTAGCAGGATATGTAACAAAATTAGTGTTACAAAAGAAAAAAGAATACAAACGGTCTTTGAAATCAGAGGCATATAAACAAGACAAGAAAGAGTATCTCAAAAAGAAAGTGCAAAGATACGATAGTGCAATAGTTCCTTACTACGTTAAGAAATCAGGCAAAGTAAGGCACGTTGAATTAAGCACATATGTATCAATGGTACATAATACCAATCTTACAAGAACAGCATGGAATCAAACACTAAATGATGCAGATACGTTTGATAGAGCACTTTTCTATATACCGTACCATAGTTTTAGCTGTTCGCATTGTATAGAACACCAAGGCAAGATAATGACAAGAAAACAAGTGGAAGACACAATAGGAATAGCAGCAGATGATGAAGTTAGTGGAGATATACTTCATCCAAATTGTAAATGCACGTTGCAACTATATACAAGGTATACAGATATAGAAAAGCCAAAATATTCACTTATAGAACAAGAAGAACAATATGAAATAAGACAAAAAGTAAATAGTTTAACGCTAGAAAAAGAACGCATTAAAACAGATATGAAGATACAAAAAGAATTAGGCAACATAGACGAATATGATGAATTAAACCAAAAACGCAACAAGATCAACGCAAAAATAAGAGATTATAAAAATGAGCTTCCGACTGCTGAACTGCAGAAGCAAGTCGTTGCTATAAATCGTAACTATTAAGTTACACGACCAGTCCTGAATGTCGCTAAACTTTAGGACTTACTAATTGCACTTCTCAAAATACTAGTTAAAGAGGAGGAAATTATGGATATTAAAAAATATCTAAATAACAAGGATATTCAACTATCCGAAGATGACATAAATCTTGAAAAGTTGGAAAAAGACATTAGAAAGGGATATGTTTTAGCAGAAGAAGTCGACAAGGCTAGAGATGAAGCCAAAAAAGAAGGTGTTTCCAAGTTTACAGAACTTGAAACAAAGTATAACTCACTAGATAAGAGTTTTAATGACTTACAAGCAAAGAACGTAGAACTTAATAATGCAAACAGTAGTTTAAAACTACAAAATGAGATGGTATTGCAAGGATTTAAACCAGAACAATTTGAAGAGGTAGCAAAACTCCGCACCACATTATTTGCAGAAGAAGAAGATAATTCAAAAGCAATAAGTGGAATTAAAGAGAAGTTCGGTGCAACATATTTCCCGAAAGAACAAGAAAAGAAAAATACGAGTGATATACCAAACGAATCAGCGTTTAAGCAACCAGCAACACCACCAAAACAAGAAATCAAAATAACAAGAAAAACAAGTGTAAAAGATTTATTCAAGTAAGAAAAGGAGAGATAACAAATGAATTACACACAAGACGGAGTGTACTCTTTAGACTTACAATCAGTAGCTAAAAGAATTTATTTTTCTTTAATCTATAGAAGTACATTCTACAAATTCTTAAATGAAAAATATATTGGAGAAATAAGAAACACAGGAACTCCAATGATTGAAGTATTAAAATCAGCAGATGCTTCAGTAAACGTAAGAGAAACAAAAGAAATCGTAAACGCTCTTACACCAGGACTATTAGGATATAGTTCAGTAAAAGTAGATTTAACAGATTTACCAATGGATTATTCTATTAGAATACCAGTTCTAGTATCAGGAACTAACTTCACTAACACATTAGAAGATGCTATGGACAAAAAAGATGCTGCAGTAGCAACTAAAATCGATACTTATGGATTTGGAAAGCTTGCAACAGAAGTAACTAACGAAGCTCAATGGGCTCCAGCAGATCAAGCAGGATATATTAGTTTACTTAACAGCTTAAAAGCTAATTTATTCAACAAAAATGTATTTGATAGCTACAGATTAGGATTATCTGCAACTGAATACGCAAACCTAACTTCAGCTTTAACTTCAATCCTTAAATATGAAACTATGACAGGTGTTGAAGCAGTAGACCGTGGTGTAGTAGCAAATGCTTATGGAGTAGAAATATTCCCAATTAACGATTCTATGTTAGATGATGAAATTGGATACTTCTTCAACCCAATAGCAGTAGTTGGAGATACATTCTTTGATAGCTTCGTACAATATGCAGGAAACTATCCAGGATTCCCAGGCTTAACTTGTGTTGCTTAACTGGTAACACTAATAAGGTCAGTTTAGTAGAAATACTATTCTAAAAAAATCTCGTGAAAACGGTAAAACTCTTAATTAAGACAATACCGTGCCAAGCCTAGAAATAGGAAGGTGTAACGACTATTCCCACAGGGGAAGTACAATCAAGTGATTGGAAGTGCGAGACATCTTAACAAGTAAAGTTGAAGATGAAGAGATAGTCTACTCTACATAGTGATATGTAGCAGTTCATAAGAGAACGGGTATGGAGTAACGAACCATATTGAATATATAGGATTATGTTATGGAAGGCAACATTATGTTCGGTGCTAAAGTTGTAGAACCAAACGCAATAATTAAACTAGTAGAAGAATTATCAGCATAATTAGAAAGGAGGTCTTTATATGACTTTCTTTACTCAAACAGAGTTTGAAAATAAATATAATATAAATTTGTCAGAAAACGATTTATGGAAAATAGAAGCAGTATCTGAAATGATAATGGCTCAAATAGGGCTACGTTACAGAGATTTTACATGGGATAGTACAACAGTACCTATGCCAGTAAAAAACGCTTCTATGGAACAATTAAGGTTTATGTATGAATACGATATACCATTAATTGATTATAAAGGAAGAGTAAAAGCAGGTGCTATGGAAAGCGAACTTAACTCTGACTATAGCACTCTTGCCTTACGAATGTTAGCAAATGCAGGTTATCTATATAGAGGAAACCCTATAAACCACAATATGAGTATGTCTTTACCGTTTAACAATGTTTAATGTAAATGGATTTCCTGCTATCTTGATTAAAAATAATCGTAACGAAAGTAGCGTTTATGATGATCAAGATAAGCAAGAAGAAAACATTGTATGTTGTCCTTATAACGTAGATCAAGCAGTAAAATTTGGACTTTATACGGTACCAGAAGCAAAAGGATATTTTATCTTAAAACATACTGTAGATGTACGAGAAGGCGACCAATTAAACATAGATGGGAACATATTCTCAATAATTGAGGTACACGATAACTGGATATGGAATAAAATTGCTAATTTCACGGTGGCTGTAAAATGAATATTGACATCACTATTATTAAGGACATTCCAAAAAAACAAATAGACAGGTTTACTGATTTGGTTGTTGAAGGAGTTGCAAGAGGAACCCTTGATATGACAGCGGGACATTTTCCTAGATTAACAGGAGATTTGGAACGTGGCTCTTATGCTATGGGTGTTGTTGGTTCTAACAAAGAATATGGAATAGGTAGTGAGGCTAAAAACTCTAGAGGACAATACTATGCTAAATATGTATGGGAAAAGCCTCAAAGCACAAATTGGACTAATCCTAACACATATGCAAAGTGGTACTATACAACTTTTAAAAACAAACAAGAACACATAGTAAACCAAGCAATAACAGGAGCTAAAAAGGTATTATGACAGAACAAGATATTAAGAATAAAAACTTAGTACTTATCGCTTATTTAAACACGCTTATAGATGGATACAAAGTAAAAGCAGAATATTCAACCAATGACAATGATGTAAAAGTTATAGTAGTTACTGAAACGTCAGGAGAAAAAGTAGTTTTCTATGACAATCCTAACCCGTTATTTAACTATTATGACATTCAAATCTATGGAGATAATATTCAAAATGCAAAAGAAACTTCTGTAACTATAGGCAACTTAATAGGAACAATGGCAATAATCGATTACAACAACCAAAAATGGCAATTAATATTCCAACAATTTGCTAACCCTAGAACGATTGAATTTATGGATATAAGGCGTATAGCTTATACAATGACACTTAAATGTGTAGTAAATCGTGTGGCATAAGGAAGGAGAATAAAACAGTAATGACAGAATTTTATATTCCTAATAGAGAGTTTATAAAAAATCTTGCATTTAATACAGGAACTAGTTCAACACCAGTATTTACTCCAATTTGTACAACTTCTGAAATTGGTGTTGATTTAGACCTTACTACTCAAGATTTTGCAGTATTCTGTGATGCTATTCAAAGAAAGATTGTTACTGGTGCAAGTGTAACTTTATCAGGATCAATCAAACTTGACATGAATAACTCTGCAGAAAAAGTATTACTTGATGCAGTTCACACATTAATTGCAGATGGAGAAATAGCTCAATTCAACAATCAAACAGTGCAATTTGATTTAGTAACAGATGTAAATAATGGAGTACTTGAATATACTACATATCAAGTTCCAGTAACCTATACTTTATCAGATTTAGGTGGAGCTGCTGAAGATGTTTCAGAATTTAGTTTTGAAATGTCAGTAGTAGGAAAAGGAACAGTAGTTACATCTGCATAATAGATTAACCTTTCAGGTGGGGTGGCTAAAACCTCACCTTATTTTTTTAAGAAAGGAGGAAAACAATGAACGATGCAAAAGTATTAGTAAAGTTTACTGGTGATACTAAAAACTTAGACGATGCGTCTGGAAAAGCCAAGAAATCTTTAGGAAGTTTTAAAGGATTTGCTAAAGGTGTTGGTGCTAGTATAGCAGGTATATTTGCCTCAGCTGCTGCAGTTGCAACTTCTATGTTGGTTGACATTAGTAAGCAAAGTTTACAAGCAAGAGCTGACCTTGAACAAAATCTTGGTGGAGTAGAAACATTATTTGGTAAAAACGCAGAAAAGGTAGTAGCCAATGCTAAAAAAGCGTATCAAACTGCAGGAGTATCAGCAAATGAATATATGCAAGGCGTTACATCGTTTAGTGCTAGTTTATTGCAGTCTTTAGGTGGAGATACTGCAAAAGCAGCGGACGTAGCAGATATGGCATTTAGGGATATGTCTGATAATGCCAATAAATTTGGTACTGATATGGGAGCTATACAAAATGCTTATCAAGGTTTTGCAAAGCAAAACTATACAATGCTAGATAACCTTAAACTAGGTTATGGTGGCACCAAAACTGAAATGCAACGATTACTTGCTGATGCAACAAAACTAACAGGAGTTAAGTACGATATATCTAATTTAAGTGATGTATATAATGCAATACACGTGGTTCAAGAAAAAATGCACGTTACAGGTACAACTGCTAAAGAAGCAAACGAAACAATTTCTGGTTCTATGAAGTCTGCAAGTGCAGCATGGCAAAACTTTTTAAGTGGGACTATAGATACAAAAGATTTAATTAAGTCAGTAGTAACTGCTGCTAAAAACATAGGAAAAGAACTACTTAAGATAATACCTGATATAGCACAAGGGCTTGTAGAATTAATAAATGGTTTAATGCCATATATTCCTAATTTAATAAAACAATTAATCCCAGTTTTTGTAAAAGGAATAATTGATTTAACTATGGGCCTTTTGACAATGCTTCCTGAAGTCATAAACATACTTTTACAAGGCTTAATAACAATAATTAGTGCTTTAGCAGATGCACTTCCAGATTTATTACCAGCGATAGTGGATGCAGTAGTAGACATTATTCCAGTAATTATTGATAATCTTCCATTATTTATAGAGGCCGGAATCAAACTTATTGTAGGTATTGCACTAGGTATAGTACAAGCTACTCCAAGATTATTAGCACTTATACCAAAGTTGGTAAAGAGCATTGTTAAATATTTCTTGAATTTGCCTAATATGTTGTTTAATATTGCAAAAAATACTGTAATGCAATTTGGAAATGCTTTTGTAACAAACTTCAACAAAGTATATAACAGGGTAAAGGGTTTGCCCCAAAAAATAATAAGCGCGATAAAAACAATATTAACTCCAGGAGCTTTAAAAAACATTGGACGCAATTTAATAAGCGGTTTATGGAACGGAATAAAAGCAAAGTTTGATAGTGTTGTAGAAGGTGTAAAAAGTTTGGCTGCAAAACTTCCAAAAGCAGTAAGAAAGGTGTTAGGAATAGCATCGCCATCAAAAGTCATGTTTAAACTAGGTGGATATACAACAGAAGGATTCATAAATGGTATTGATAGTTTGAAAAATGAACTTGATAAAAAAATGGTAAATACATTTAGCTTAAGTCCAAATGTAACAAATAGTGCAAATACACATTTTAGCCCAAATGTTAATGTAGTAAACAACATTGAAATGAAACAAGACCCACTAGGACAAATGGTTAATAATATAAAAACATTTAGCGGTGGTGCTAAAAATGATTACAACTATGGAAAAGCGTAGGAGGTGCTTAATATGAAAATTCTTATAAATAACGAAGAAGTTATATGTAGCAAAGACTTCACAATAGAACAAGAAATGTTAAGCACTCCTTCTGTTATTCTTAATAATGTATATCCTAAAACTTGGGAAACATCGCAAGATTATGTAAGTAACTTTTACTATCCAGAAGATTATTCTAAATGTTTAATATATGATGAAAACAACACATTACTATTTGCTGGTGTAGTAGAAAATACAGGTGATATATCACTAAACCCTAGACAACCTCATTACTGTAATTTACAAGTATTAGATTTCAAAACGTTTTTATCTGAAGGAGAAACACTTGATTTTGTAATAGCTAACAAAACAGTAACAGAAGCAATAGAACAAGTAGTAAGTACTGTCTCTGATTATGGTTTTGTAGTAGGAAACATAGATATACTGAATCCTAATGAAGTAATAGGCGCATATTCCACTAAAGATAAAACAGCTTATGATGTATTTCAATATTTGGCTGATATAACACAGTCAAGATGGACTACACGTATGATAGATGCTGATACTGTTGCTATAGACTTTTATGATCCAACATTAATGCCTGAAGGAACAGCTATTGAATATACAAATGAATGGTTTGAAAATAATGACATATACAATATGACTTTTAGTTATGCTTCAAGAGATTATAGAAACAAACAAATAATGACTTCTGATGAAGTGTATGGAAATATAATGCAAACCGAAAACATTATAGCTAACGGATACCAAATGCAATTTAATACAACTGAAAAAATAGGAGAAATAAATTCAATAACTATTGATGGTGTTTCATATAGCGTAACAACAAAAGAAAACAAAGAATTAGGTATTGTAGCAGATTTTTATTACACATCAGGAGAAATGTTTTTTGAAAGTAGTGATTTGCAAAGTGCAGGTTCTATTTTAACAGTGGTTTATACTCCTATTGTTTTGGGAAGACAAATAATAATCAATGCGAGTGAAATAAGCAGAATATCATCTTCAACAGGAAGAAACGGAATCATATCTCGTTATGAAAACAGAAATGATGCAATAACTTCTAACGAATTACAACAAATAGGGAAATCTTATATAAAATACAAAGGTAGTCCAGAAATAACACTTACAGTAACTACAAGCCATAATATTTGGGATATAGGACAAACAGTAGAATTTGAAGCGCCAATAGATGAGTTAAGCACAAATTATATGGTAAAGAAAAAGACCATAAAATACATTGTGGCAGGCACATTTAAGTACATTGTCTATACCTATGAAATGTCAAGTAGTTTTAATAGTGAACAAGCAATAAACTATTTTGATAATCAAAGAGCTAAAACAAGCGGGAATATAGGTGCTGGAGAAAGTATTGCCAGACAATACGATATAGAAAATACAGCAAACATTATATTCTACAATACTACATTTAGTCCTGTTCAAGTTATAGGAGACAACATATTAGACTGTGTTTTAAATAGTCCATTTAATAATTAGGAGGTATATATGACAGAAGATTATAAGAAAAATACACTTGATTATATAACAAACGCATTAACACCTACTGACCCTGACTATGTTGAAGTATTTAAAGAGTTAATAGAAACTCCACAATGGACTAAAGACGGTGTTATATTGCCTGTTAATGGCAGCGTACAATACGAAGGGATGATAGCACCAAACGAACTTACTTCTAACTTAACAATTCTTTATGGTGGATGGTATATAAACGGGCAAAGTCACGGAATAATTACATTAGTAGATGTAAACTTTAATCCCATAAAATCTATATTTGAATATGATAATGGAACACCATTAAGATATATTCATTTTATGGGGCAAGACGAAGACGGAAGTTTTTATTTAGTAGATGATACTTTCCATCCAACTACTGCATCTCCAGAGTTTAAAACAAGTGAAAAAAGATTTGTAATGGTAAGTAATTTTTCTGTTATAAGTCCTATTACAAATGATTATTCATTGGTTTTAAGAAAAAGTTATATATTTGCAAATCAATATAGAAACTTCTATTGCAGAGATATTTTTAAAAACCCTAATTCATCACACTATTTGCTAATAGGCTCTTCTATGAGCCCAGGCACAAGTCAAACACCACAACAATTTAATATAACAAGTGCTATAGATTTAAAAGTAAACGTAGGAGAAGAAAATGAATGGGCTATGTATAGTACAAGTGATTACAACGTATATGGAGGAGCTTTTGCACTATTCAATGATGATAATGAAGTAACGTTCAATATACTAACGTCAAGTCCTTTAATAAATCAAAATTCAATTTATAGATGGTATAAAAGTTATTCAAGTACAAGTCCAACACTTACAACACTTACAACTTTTGATCACGATGTAATGATAGATAGTAATAGGCATACTAATCAAAGTGTTTTTACCTCTTTTGATACAGTTTACTTCGTTTGTAATAATCAAAAAAAGAGCACAGCAAGGTCTTTCCCTAGATTTTTAGGATTATATAAATATGACTTTATTGAAAACGAACTTACAACAATATCTGAGCAAAGTTTAGGCACAACAGGAACATTTACAGGAAAAAGCATCTATATAACTTCAAACAATGGAATCATTTATGCAGAATATAACACAAATATCAATAACGTTGATGATGTAATATATGCAGATTATTACGTGCAACGAATAGTAAGTGACACCTGGAATCCAATATTAGTTGCATCACAACAACGATATACCCCGGCATACAGAAGTATATTTGTCAAAAGCAATTTTAACCTGCTTCAATATTACTTATATAGTAACAGACCAACAATAGCTTGGTATCAAGTATCTATAAAAGAAGATTTTAATGCTAACAACTATAATAGTGCAGAATATGTAGATTACAATTCATTAGTACCTCAAAAAGTAGAAACATATTCTAACAATTCATTAGTTTTTGCTAGAAACATTACAAACAACACAATAAATGAAAATCAAAGTAATGCAACGACAGTTATACCAAGTTCTTATCTTAACAATATAAATATTACACAAAATACATTATATTCTGAAACAAACACAGATTTAGTAGATGATGAAAACACAATACAAAAGAATATATATGAAACATTGTATTTAAACTTTATCAATACAATAAATGTAATAGATGAAGATACAAATACAAATTACCCAAATGCAGCAAGTTATATAACAAGTAACATAAATATAGGAACAGAAAGCAACTGTAATTCAACTTCGATTACAAAAGTAAGAATAAATCAAAAGAATAACACTCAAATAATATCTATTGTTTGGAAAGATATAGATGATACACATAAAAAAATAGACTTTAATATATACGTACAAAGCCCAATAATAAGTATTGATTTAATAAGTAATGATGAAAGTACAGTTTATATGAGTATAGATGCTACAAGTTTAGAAACAGGAAATACATACAATATTATCCAATACATAAGGATAGAATAGGAGGAAATAATATGGCACAAATAACATATGCTGACAAAGTAACAATGAACGAAAATGCTTCTATTGATGCGATAAATAAAGTTAGAGCAGCAGATATGAACGAAATAAAAGAAGTTGTAAATGAAAATGCAACAGGACTTGGTGATTATTCTTCTCTAACAACACCTGATACAACAGATGTTGTAAGTGGTATAAATAGTTTAGTAGGAGAAGTTTTATATGATAATACATCTGGAACAAATGGAACAGTTAATTTAAACAGTAGTGCTGCAAATTATTCTTACATGGAGATATATTTTAGGCCAAACGATAGTCAAGCATATCAAAGTTCGGTTAAAATATGTTCTCCAAATGGTAAATATGCGTTTTTAATGTATAACGTAATATCAAGTGCTGGAACAACTGTGTATTCAAAAATGAAAAACGTATATATCGATGGGACTACAATAACTAATTACGGTAATAGATATAGCGAAATGGGATTAAGTTCAACTGTGTCAACACAACAAAGTAATAGTATATATATCGTAAGAGTTGTAGGATATAAATAAAAAAACATAAGGAGGAAATAAATATGGTTTCAATTTATAAAAACGATAATATAAAAATAACTGAAGAAGGGGAATTAGTATCAGCTGAATTAAGAGGACTTTCTACTGATACAAAACCTACAAAAATAGGCAATAAAGTAATAGACAATGGTTCTGTATTTATAGAAATAGATACAGGCAAAATCTTCTTCTATGATTTAGAAAATGAACAATGGAAGGAGGCATAATATGGACGTAACAAGTTATTTATTAGGTAAGAAATCAAGTGGTGGAGGTGGTGGAGTTGATGAATATTTTACTGATGTAACTACCACTACAAATGATAGTATTATTAAAACATTAATAAAAAAAATACCTGCGTTTAAACTGGGTACAAATGTTATAGAATTATCTGGTGCTTTTAGGAATTATACTGAATTAGTTAGCGCTCCAATAATTACAAATATCAGCCAAGCAACAATTATTAGCAATATGTTTGCTGGTTGTACCAAACTAGTTGATGTTCCAAACTATAACACTTCAAATGCAACAAATATGAGTAGTATGTTTGATGGTTGTTCTT